TGGTCGTTCGTGCGCGCGTTGTTGGGGTAGGTGCGGGGTGGGAGGTTTGTGAGTCCCTGAGGTGCACTTTCCCCCTCCCCCGTTATTATTTAGGGGCATTTAATTGACATTAAGTCGCAATAAGGCTGGATGCTGCTTACTAAGGCCGACGCCGCAAGAGCTTTAGGCGTTCATCCTTCCGCGATTTCAAATGCCCTGCGCGATGGGCGCCTGGTGCCTGTGACTGGGCCTGACGGCCGGGAGATGATCAACGGCGATACGTTGCGCGATGACTGGAAGCAGAACACTCGGGCGAGGATGCGGCCGGTGAACGTGAGGACCAAGAGCGCGCCGATATCTCGGCCTAGTAGCGATGTGCCGGACTACAACGAAAGCCGAGCGCGGACTGAGCACCTGAAGGCGGAGCTATTGGAGCTTGAGAGGGCGGAGAAAGAGGGCGAGCTGGTCAGGGCCGATGAGGTGGCGAAGAAATGGGGCGAGGTGGTAGCTATTGCACGGACCAAGGTGATGGGCATTCCGAGCAAGGCGAAACAGCGAATCCCTGAGATCCCGGCGGATGCTTTTGTGGCGCTTGAGGAGATCGTCCGTGAGGCGCTAGAGGACCTGGCGGATGGCTGACATCAACGACTTGGTGCGCGGCGCTCTGGAGGGCTTTAAGCCACCGGAGAAATTGACGTTGAGCGAGTGGGCAGACAAGTTCGCGTTTCTGTCGGCAGAGAGTTCAGCAGAGGCCGGGCGGTGGCACACGCTGCCGTATCAGAAAGGAATGATGGACGCGGTGACTGATCCGAGCGTGGAGCAGATCACGGTGATGAAGTCCGCGCGGGTGGGATATACCAAGATGATCAACCACGCGATTGGGTTTCACATCCATCAGGATCCCTGCCCGATCATGGTGGTGCAGCCGACGGTTGAAGACGCCCAGGGCTACTCCAAGGAAGAGATTGCGCCAATGCTGCGCGATACGCCGTGCATCGCCGGGCTGGTAACGGAGGCCAAAGCGAAGGATGGCAGCAACACGATTTTGCAGAAGGGGTTTCCGGGCGGAACGTTGAGCCTGGTTGGGGCCAATAGCCCGCGAGGTTTCAGGCGGGTTAGCCGGCGGATCGTGTTGTTTGACGAGGTGGACGGCTACCCGGCGAGTGCTGGCACGGAGGGCGACCAGATCAAGCTCGGCATTCGGCGGACTGAGTACTACTGGAACCGCAAGATCATTGCGGGCAGCACGCCGACCGTGAAGGATTTCAGCCGCATCGAGCGGATGTTTGGCGAGTCAGACCAGCGGCGGTATTTCGTGCCGTGTCCGGATTGCGGGCATATGCAGTATTTGAAATGGCCGAACATTCGCTGGATTGACAACGACACGAGCACAGCGGCTTATGGCTGCGAGAGTTGCGGCGTTCTGATCCCGCACACGAAAAAGCGGTGGATGGTTGAGCGGGGCGAGTGGAGGCCAACGGCGCCTGGGAATGGCAAGCACGCTGGGTTTCATATTTGGGCGGCGTATAGCTACAGCCCCAACGCGACTTGGGCCAATTTGGTCGAGGAGTTTTTGGAGGCCAAATCAAACCCTGAGGCGTTGCGGGTTTGGATCAATACGGCGCTGGGTGAGACGTTCGAGGATGACTACGCGAGCAAGATTGGCGCCGAGGCGCTGCTGGAACGTTGCGAGCAGTACCAAGAGGGTTTACTGCCTGCTGGCGTGCTGGCGGTGACGATGGGCGTAGACGTGCAGGGCGGCGGCGGATCACTTGGGGAGAGATTGGCAATCAGCGTTTGGGGTTGGGGCCGTAACGAGGAGGCTTGGCTGATCCAGCACTTGGAGGTGGCTGGCGACCCGACGCGGGCAGAGGTGTGGAAACAGCTGGATAAGCTTGTGACAAAGGATTGGCCGCATGAACTGGGCGGCAGCTTGAAAGCTGATGTGGTGGCTGTGGACTCCGGCGGCCATGCGGTCTCGGAGGTCTACCAGTACGCGCGAGAGCGCAAGGCCCAAGGCGTGATTGCGATCAAGGGCCAAAGCCAGCGAAACAAACCACCGATTGGCAAGCCGAGCCGGGTTGACATCAACGCCAACGGGCGGACGTTGAAGAAAGGGGCCGTCCTATATCCCGTGGGGTCTGATACCTGCAAAACGACGTTGTTTGGCCGCTTAAAGCATGTAGAGCCAGGTGAGGGCTATTTGCATTTCCACGCAACAACGGGCGAGGAGTATTTCAAACAGCTGACGGCTGAAAAACAGGCGATCAAATTCAGAAATGGCTTTCCCGAACGGATCTGGGTCAAGAAACCAAATGCGCGAAACGAGGCTCTGGACACGTTGGTTTATTCCTACGCAGCGTTGCAGTTGCTCTACCGCAAATATGACCGCCGAACGATTTGGGATCAGCTTGAGCGCAGGCTCGAAGATTCCGAGAAGCCAAAGCTAAGATCAAGTAAGAAGCCGCAGGCCGCGGCCAGCAGCTTTGCGACTAACTGGTAGCCGTGGCGATTTCAATCCCAGCGCAAATCAGGGCCGGTGACACGGTCAAATGGCGCGTTGATGCAACGCAAGACAATTTGGGCAATGCCGTTGATAGCGGCACTTGGACGCTGACCTACTACCTAAGGACCAATACAGCAACCGAGGCTGCAACTGTTGTTGGCAGCGCTTATGGCGCCGGCTGGGAGTTGACACTTGCTGCGACCACAACGGCCGGATTTATTGCTGGCGATTGGTATTGGCAGGCGGTTGCAACGCATGGCAGCGAAAAGCTGACGCTGGGCGCTGGCAAATTAGAGGTGCTGGCTGCGCTTGAGTACAGCGGCACGCCTGTTGCTTATGACGGACGAACGCAGGCGCAGATTGATCTTGATGCTGTCCAGGCTGCAATCCGCAGCTTGATTAGCAATGGAGCCAAGCAGTACAGCATTGGCGGGCGGAGTTTTACCAAGCTCGATTTGCCTGACTTAATGCAGAGAGAAAGTACGCTTAAGGCTGAGGTAAAGCGCGAGCAGAAGGCTGCCTTGATCGCTAATGGTCTAGGCAATCCCCACAACCTGTTCGTGAGGTTCTGATGGGTCTGCGCACGCGACTATTTCGGGCTTTGGGGTATCAGCCCATTCGGCAACGTCGGCCGCGGCGTATGTATGAGGGGGCAACCATTAGCCGCTTGACCGCTGATTGGGTGGCTAGTGGCACGAGTGCCGACGCTGAAATTAATGGCAGCTTGAGCCGCCTGCGCAATCGTGCGCGGCAGTTAGTGCGTGACTCGGACTATGCGCGGCAGGCCAAGCGGGCGGTGGTGTCAAATGTGATTGGCACGGGCATCAGGATGCAGGCCCAGGTGCCAATGCAACGCGGCGGCCGCTTGGATGATCAGATCAACGGCGCCATTGAAATGGCGTGGAAGCGCTGGGGATACAAAGAGCATTGCGACGTGGCGGGCCGGCTGTGCTTTGCCGAGATCGAGCGCATGGCGATTGGCGCTATGTGCGAAAGCGGCGAGGTTTTTATCCGCATGATCCGGCAGCCGTTTGGCGGCGGCCAGGTGCCTTTTGCGCTGCAGATCATTGAATCTGATCAGCTGGACGAGACCTACAACGGTGTTAGCACCATCTCCGGCAACGAATGGCGCATGGGCGTCGAGGTTGATAAATGGGGCCGGCCTGTTCAGTACGCATTTCTGGCCAAACACCCTGGTGATGGTCCGTTCTCCGGTTCGCCCGGCAAGCGACACCTGATGCTTCCTGCTTCTGAGGTCATCCATTTGGCGATCTTGGAGCGTCCGGGCCAGACCCGCGGCGTTACGTGGTTTGCCTCTGCGATCAAGCGGATGCATCACCTGTCGGGCTATGAAGAGGCTGAGGTTGTGCGCGCACGGGCCAGTAGCGCGCTGATGGGTTTTATTACGTCGCCTGAGGGTGAGCTGGTAGGCGATGATGTGATTGACGGCGAGCGGGTTTCGTCGTTTGAGCCTGGCGTCTTTAAGTATCTGCAGCCGGGCGAGTCAGTCAGCGTGCCCAGCCTCGATGCGCCTGATGGGCAGTTTGAGCCGTTCTTGCGGGCGATGCTGCGGGCTGTTGCTGCTGGTATTGGCTGCAGCTATGAGTCGGTCAGCCGTGATTTCAGCCAGACCAACTACAGCAGCAGCCGGCTAGCGCTGTTGGAAGAACGGGAGCACTGGAAAACACTGCAGGATTACATGGTCAAGAATTTCCACCAGCCGGTCTATGCGGCATGGCTGGAAATGGCTGTGATGAGCGGCGCATTAAACCTGCCTTTGTACGAGGTGGAGCCCGATCGGTTTAAGCGCGTCAAGTGGGTGCCGCGTGCATGGGGCTGGGTTGATCCTCAGAAGGAAGTTGCCGCATACAAAGAGGCAATCCGCTGCGGTTTTAAAACGCTGTCTCAGGTTGTTGGTGAGCAAGGCGGCGATTTGGATGAATATTTGGCTGCTCGCAAAGCTGAGCTTGAAAAACTTGAAGAACTGGGCATCGCTGTTGACACCGACCCCAATGTGATGACGGCAGCCGGAAGCCTGCAACCCGCTGCGGCGGAATCGACCGATTTGCCTAGCCCTGATGTAGAAACGAGTTCTGAAGATGAGAACGGATAAGATTAAAGGAAAAGCTGGTTTGCCGATGGACACAACAGAGCTTGAGATTGAGCAGCAACCAAGCGCTGAGGTTTCTGCGGCTGATTCCGCTGAGGAACTGAATCTGCGCGATTTAGAAGGTAAGTATCAGCGTGCAGAGCTGACCACCTTTGACGAGGTGGAAGACCGGACTTATGAGTTTCCTTTTAGCTCTGAGTATCCGGTGGCGCGGTATTTCGGAAACGAAATTCTGAGCCATGACGAGAAAGCGGCTGACCTGGCCCGGTTGAACGACGCGGCTCCGCTGCTGTTCAACCACAACCCTGATCGCGTGATTGGGGTTGTCGAGCGCGCATACGTTGACGGTCAAAAACGCCGTGGCTATGTGCGCGTGCGGTTCAGCCGCAATCCGTTCGCCCAGGAAGTCCTAGGCGACGTGAAGGATGGCGTTCTTAGGAACGTCTCTTTCGGCTACTCCATCGACAAAATGGAGGAGCGTGGCGGTGGCGATTTTGTCGCTACTGCTTGGACCCCTTACGAGGTGTCCGTGGTTTCTGTGCCGGCTGATCCCTCTGTAGGGGTTGGCCGTTCCTTAGAGACCGACTCCAACGCTGCTCCGGCAGCACCTCAACCTGATCCCATTCCTGAAATGGAAAACACCACCCCTGATCTGGCAGTGGTGCGGGCCGAAGCCGCTGAGGCTGAGCGTTCCCGTATTGCTGGCATCTCTGCCCTGTGCGATAAGCACAACCTGGGCGACCTTGGCCGTCAACTGATCGAGTCCGGCCGCTCGATTGATGAAGCACGCGCAGCTGTCCTGGACCAGCTCGGCGCTAAGCCCATTGAAGCCGTTAAGCCGGTTGAGATGGATCAGCGCGAAGCTGCCAACTACAGCATTTCTGCAGGTATCAGCGCTGCCCTGAGCGGTGACTGGTCTTCCCGCGAAGCTGGCTTGGTTCGCGAGATCAGCCAAGAGGTTCAGCGCACTTCCGGCTTTAAGCAAGGCGGCAAGCGCAGCTTCTTTGTTCCTTTCTCGGCTCTAGCCAAGCGCGCCACCTTCGTCACCTCTGGTGCGACCACCGGCGGCAATCTGGTCGCCACCGACCTGATGGCCGATGAGTTCATCGAGGCTCTTCGGAATGAGTCGATGATGCTGCGCATGGGCGTTCGCTCAATGACCGGCCTCGTCGGTGACGTGGCGATCCCCCGCCGCTCCGGTGTCGCTTCGACTTATTACCTGTCGACGGAAACCACTGCCATCACCCAATCGGAGTCCACCTTTGATCAGGTGACCCTGGCTCCCAAGAACCTCGCTGCACTATCCAAGTACAGCCGCCAGACCCTGCTGCAAGGCACTCCTGGCATCGAGGATCTGGTTCGTCGCGACCTGACCGACGGCATCAACCTGGGCATCGACCTGGGCATCCTGAACGGCTCCGGTTCCTCCGGCCAGCCCACCGGCATCCTGAACACCTCCGGCATCGGTTCGGTGGCTCTGGGCACCAACGGTGGCCCTATCACCGTCAACGCTCTGGTTGACCTTGAGGAGCAGGTGCTGATCGACAACGGCGCGGTCAACCGCGACGCAATCGGTTATGTGACCAACGCCAAGGTGCTGGCCGAGCTGAAGAAGCTTCGCGCTGGTGGTTCCACCACTACCGACGGCGCCTATCTGGTGAACGATCAGCTGAACGCCATTGGCCGCGGCGGCACTCCCGCTTCGGTGAACGGCTACCCGCTGTATGTCACCAACCAAGTCCCCAGCAACCTGACCAAGGGCACAAGCAGCGGCGTTTGTTCCGCTGTGCTGATGGGTGATTTCTCCCAGGCCATGGTTGGCTTCTGGGGCAACGGCATCGAGATCGTCGTGGGTGAAGACTCCGACGATTTCAGCAAGGCTCTGACCAGCGTTCGCGCGATCGTCACCTATGACGTCGCCGTTCGCCACGCCGAGTCCTTCGCCGCCGTTCTGGACGTGACCACCTGATAAAGGAGGCGGGGCCGGGCAACCGGCCCCCTTTTTCTTATGCGCGTTTTGATTGTTCGTACCTGCTGCGCCCAGCAGCAACACCTTGAAGAGGGCAAGGTCTATGACCTTGATACCAAGGTTGCCGGCCAACTGCTTCGGATGGGTCGCGCTGTAGACGCACCCGCTGAGCAACCCAAACCAAAGGCAGCACCCCGCAAGCCCAAAACCAATGGCGCTGACTGATCTGCCCGACAGCTATTTGGCTGATTTTGGCGTTGATTGTGTCGCCGGCAGCGTGACTGGCAAAGGCATTCTTGATATGCCTGGCCAAGTCATCGCTGGCGACATGGTGCTGAGCACTGACTACACATTGACCGCCAAGGCGGCTGATTTTGGCAGTTTGGTTCACGGTGACAGTATGACCGTCAACGGCAGCGCCTACACAGTTAGGGAAGCGCGCCTGATCGATGACGGATTGTTTGTTGAAATTGCACTGCAACTGTCATGCGCATTCAGGGCCTGCCTGCAAACCTCGATCACAACATCTATCACTTTGCGCAACTGACCGCCCTGGGTTCAACCGAGGCCATCGCCGTGCATGGTGCGCATCTGACTTTTGTTCACAAGGTCACCGGCAACGTCACGATTGAAGACCAAGGGTCATTGGATGGAACCAATTGGTTCAACCTTGACGTTGAAAAAGCGCACACACAGTCCGGCATTGATGGTCATTTTTATGCTGGCCGCGCTGTTCGTTATGTCCGCTCTACGGTGACCAGCATCAGCTCTGACGTTACCGTTGACATCAGTGTGATGTGCTTCTGATGACGACGCGCAGAGAGAACATACTTGCTCAAATTGCAACCGCATTAACAGGGACCACTGGGGTCAGCACGCGTATCTACCGCAGCCGGGTGGAACCACTAACGCGGGGCGAATCACCGGCGCTTGTTATTGAGCCGATTAGCGACAGCGCTGAGCAGAACACAAGCCTTCCCAAACTTGACTGGAATTTGACTGTTCGCGTCAGCGTAATTGTGCGCGGGGCTGTGCCCGATCAGCAAGCGGATGCAACTGTTGAAAGCTTGCACAGCAAAATGATGACCGATCTAACCCTGTCCGGATATGCATTCGACGTGCAGCCTGTTGGGGTTAGCTTTGATCTAGTCGAAGCCGACCAACCTGCCGGGGTCATTAGTTGCGATTACCTTGTGCGTTATCGCACGGCCCTTGCAGATCTCACCACTGGGTAGTAGCTACGATGATTGATGAAAACCAAGGTTTGGGAGGCAGTTACCTCCTGGATCAAAAAACCGGCAAGCGAAAGCTCGTCGAGCGGACACAGCCGGCCCCTCAACCCCAACCAGAGGTAGCCAACGATGGCATCAGTATTGACCCGCCGGCGCCTGATTTTGGCGAAGCTGGAGACAACGTACGGCACTGACAGCTCTCCGACTGGCGCCAGTAACGCAATTTTGGTGCGCAATCTTGACATCCAGCCACTGGTTGCCGACACGGTGAACCGTGACTTGGTGCGCCCTTATATGGGCCAAGCCGATCAGCTGTTGGCCCAGACCCGCGTCGAGGTTTCGTTTGAGGTTGAGCTGGCCGGCTCCGGCACTGCAGGCACTGCCCCGGCTTATGGCCCGCTGCTCCGCAGCTGCGGCCTTAGCGAAACCGTGGTGGCCAGCACCAGCGTCACCTATGCGCCAGTCTCTAGCAGCTTTGAAAGCAGCACGATTCACTACCACCAAGATGGCATTCGCCACACCCTGACAGGTTGCCGCGGCAGCTTTGAGCTGTCAGGCGAGGTTGGCGGCATTCCGGTGATTGCTTTCACCCTCACGGGCATCTATTCGGCTCCGACCGATCAGACCCTGCCCACCCCGACCTATGCCAATCAAGCGACTCCGCTGATCTTTAAGCAGGGCAACACCAGCAGCTTTTCAGCCTTCGGGTTTAGCGGCGTGATGCAGTCCTATAGCTTCAACGTCGCAAATGACGTGATTTATCGGGAGCTGGTTGGCGGCTCTAAGGAGATCCTGATCACCAACCGAGCCCCTAGCGGCAACGTTGTGGTTGAAGCGCCGACCATTGCCGACAAAGACTTTTTTGCTGTTGCTACTGGCAGCAGCACTGGGTCCATCACTTGGCAGCACGGCAGCACTGGCGGCAACATCGTCACGATGACCACCGCGCAGAGCGACCTTGGCAATTTGACCTATAGCGACAGCGATGGGATTCAGATGCTGACCATGCCGTTTATTGCGGTTCCGACCAGTTCAGGCAATGATGAGCTAAGTCTCGCCTACAGCTAAACCTTGGCGTTTGTATTAAAACGGTCTGGCTCTTATTCCTGGCCCGTCAATTTCGACGTTCCCGTCGATGGCGGCCGGCATGAGCGCCAGACTTTTGACTGCGAATTTAAGCATTTGTCTCAAACTCGCATCCAAGAGATCACCGACGGCATCGGCAATGATGATTTGAGCGCCTTAGAGGTGGCCTCTGAGGTGCTGGTGGGCTGGTCTGGCGTCACTGACGACGAGGGCAAAGAGGTGCCCTTTAGTCAGAAGAGCATGGCCGAGCTGCTTGAGGTGCCGATGCTGGCTGGCGCCATCGTGATGGCATATTTCGACAGCCTGAACGGAGCCAAGCGAAAAAACTAGCCGAGGCCGCAGAGCATTGGGCAACCGGCGGCGTCATTGATGAGGTCGCCGACGATGCCGCGGCCATGGGTATTGAGACCCCAGACTTGCCACCCCCACCCGAAGAAAACTTTCAGGTTTGGGAGAGCAACTGGGACATCGTGCAAATGTTCTTGCGGCTCCAGACGCAATGGCGCACAAGCACGGGTGGATTGACGGGTTTGGACTATACAGCGGCCGAATGGCTGTTTAAGCTGTATTCAGTAGAACAGCCGCGCGAGCTACTGCAGGGCCTGCAGGTCATGGAAGCGGCAGCGATGAGCAAGCTCAACAAAACCAGCTAGCCATGACTTTGAACCGCGACGCTGCTTTCCGCTTAAAAGTCAACGTTGATGGCGCCAATCAGATCAGCGCGTTCAACCGCAATCTGAAAGGTTTAGAGACCACTGCGAAACTAAACAAGGCCCAGTTGGGCCAAATGAATATCCAGATCAACCGCATGGCGCGGGAAGCTGGAAACACTACGGCCGGGATACGGCAGCACATTGCTGCGCTGACAACTCTTCGGGACCGAGTTGATCTCAACAGCAACGCCTACAAGCGCCTGGGCCGTGAAATTGATCAGCTGCAAATCAAGCTGCGAAATGCAACGCGGGGATCAGATTCAAGCGGCGGAGTTGGTGGCGGCCTGTTTGGCCGGATTGACGCTATGCGCGGCCGGATTGCTGCTTTTGCGGCAGCAGCGGCGGGCGTTGGCATATTAACCAAGGCAATCACCGACGCTGGCGTTTCTTTTACGGAATCAGAGCGCCGGCTGCGCAGCTTGAGCCTGGGCTTTGACTCGTTTACCCAAGTTCAATTTGCGGCAACTGCTGCGGCTCAGAAATTCGGCTTGAGTCAGACCGAAGCAAATCAGCAGTTTGCTCAGATCTACGCACGTTTGCGTCCGATTGGTCTTTCGCTGTCTGAAATCAAAAGCGTTTTCAATGGCTTCAATACTGCAGCCAAGCTGAGTGGTACTACAGCGCAAGAGGCCAGCGCAGCGTTTCTGCAGTTGAGCCAAGGCTTGGGCACCGGGGTGCTGCGCGGTGAAGAACTGAATAGCGTTTTTGAGCAGACACCTGCCGTTGTTCAGGCCATCGCCAAGGAAATGGGCGTCGGCGTTGGTCAGATTCGAGACCTGGCCAAAGAGGGCAAGATCACCAGCGACATTGTGATCGCTGCTCTGAAATCCATTGAGCGTGATGGAGCTGATCGACTTGAGGAGGCATTAAAGGGGCCGGAACAGCAATTTAAAAACCTTCAGAATGCCGTTGAGGATTTGAAGATTGCCGCGGCTGATGTGGCCCTGCCTGCAATTATTGAAGGCGTCAAGATGTTGACCAACACGGTCAAATTCTTGAGCGATATTGTCAAGTCCACCGATTGGAACACGGTTTTTGCGCTGATTGGCCAGTCGGCCGGTGGCGTCCCGGCAATCGGTGATAGGCCAAGAGGTCAGCAGCAATCATTGGTCAGGCCAATGGGACCTGAGCTAACGCCTGAAATCATTGCTGGCGTTAGAGCAAGAGAGGAAGCTGCACGGCTAAGGCCAAGGCCAGATCGTGGCGGCGGCGACGCACAGAAGATCAAAGAAATCACCCAGTTCCAGCTGGATGCTGGCTTAAAGCTGCTTGCTGCTAAGCAGACCGGCAATGAGTTGCTCATAGCTGAAACACGCTATGCGGCCGCTCTTGCTGATTTGGACCAGCAGAAGATGGGCGTTCGGGCGCGTGAGCTGGCCGAGGCTGAGCTGGCTAACAATCTGCTGCTGACCCAGCTTGATTACGCGGAGCGCATTGGCCAAGCCATTGCCCAAGATTTTCTAAAGAGAGAAGAGCTGCAGGAAAATTACAACCGCACGGTTGAGGAATTGAAGCTAAAGGCTGGGATTATCACCGGCGAAGAGGCTAAGCAGCTTGAGATCAAGCATCAGGTTGAGGCGATTCTTAAACGGCTGCCGGGACTGACTGAAACCCAGATCGCCAAAATCAAAGAGCTGGTAACCGCAACCCAAGAACAGGGCAAGAATTTCAAAGAATCATTCCAAGACAAAATCGACGAATACAAAGAAAGTCTGGCCGACTTTGGCGGCCAAGCTGCTGACGCCGTGATCAATGCCTTTAAAGGCATGGAGGACGCGCTGACCGAGTTTGTCATGACTGGCAAGATGAACTTCCGGGATCTTGCCAACAGCATCATTCAGGACATCACCCGAATCGCTATTCGTCAGGCAATCATCAAGCCATTGGTTGGCGCACTGTTCCCTGACGTTGCAAGTGCTAAAGGCAACGTCTTCGCGCAGAACGGCATTGTTCCGTTTGCCAAGGGCGGGATTATTGACCGACCAATGGTGTTCCCGTTCGCTAAGGGCGGCATTGGGCTTGCCGGTGAGGCGGGGCCTGAGGCAATCATGCCGCTCAAACGTGGCCCTGGCGGTCGCCTTGGTGTTGAGGCAAGCGGCGGCGGAAGCGTCAAGGTTGATTCAATTAACATCAGTGTGCAAAACACTGGTGAGCAACTAAGCGCTGCAGCGCAAAAGCAGATCGCTACTCAGGTGCAAGGTATCGTGATGTCGGCCCTGGTCAATGAACAGCGCAGCGGAGGCGTTCTGCGATGACTGCCTACATCAACCTGAACAATATGAACGTGGCGCTTGAGACAAGCGTCCGCCGTGGTGTTAGGGCTCAGCGCGTTCAGTTTGGCGATGGTTACTCGCAAATTTTGACTGACGGCATCAATTCTCAAAGTGAGGTTTGGGAGTGTTCAACTGGTCCATTGGCTTTAGAAGATGCCTACGGTATTGAGTCTTATCTTTACCGCCAAGCCGGTCGGGCATTTCTTTGGACGCCGCCTGATGCGACAAAAACGTTTGACGCACAGTTTGAAGACGGCGAATTAGACCTGGGCTACAGAAACATTTCGACTCTTGCATTGGATGGCTACACACGGCCTACCAATTACACTGCCAACTTGGCGACTGGCCTCTTGACCTCAGTTGATATTGACGACTTGACTGACGTGCAAGTTACGCTGACCCTTAACTCAAGAAATTATATTCTCGAACAGGGCTGGCAGTTTAATTACATCAGCCCAGTCATTGCTCGGCTCTCATTTGCGTTAAGGCAGGTGTATGTATGACACAATCCCCGCCCGTTGCAGAGACATTTCAAACCCAGATGCCAGAGG